TAGAGTTTGATTGGGATCCAACCAAAACTGACATGAAGGATAAAGATCCTTCCAAACCAATTCGTACTAATGTAGTAATGGATACCATGCAAAGAATTGGTCAGCCGGAAAGCGAGTTTAAGATTGATGGTATTTGGGGTCCTAGAACTAATGCTTCTTTGCGTAACGCCTATGCTATGGCTTTTGGTATGCTGAAAATGGCTACAGATTTCAAATATCAACCTCGTGCATATAATCAACGTAATTTGCAAGCCTTGAAGGAATTGATTCCACATTCTGCCAACGAAATTTCTATTCAAGAGAAGATTGAGAGGGCTGGCGAGATTTCTAAACACTTACAGTTGATTAGGGCTCTATATCGAGAAATAGAAACAAATATTTTTAATAGGAAAGAGTTCCAGCCTTATATTGATGGTACGCAACCTTATGCTACTTATGCTCCAGGCAAGGCGTTGGATCCTCGTATGATTGATGAGCTCAACCAGAAGTTTATTAACATGAAGGTAATGGGAACTGTTGATGGTAAAAATGTTGCTGTTCCTATTTTGGTAAGTGATTTGGTGAGTACGCAAGCTTTAACAGACTGGCAGAAGAAGAATATGCCAAGTATGTCTCTTGTAGATATTTTATCTCAGATTAAAAAACACTTAGATAGTACTGATCCTGCTAAAAGGACACAATAATGACTTTTATTCTTGAAGATAAACAATTAGTAGATACGCTACTTAGATACGCTCAAGCCGCACAACCACAGAGATATATGGCTGTCAGCCCAGAGGATGTTAATGTCGTGCGTGGTCTAATTGGTGATCTAGAACAGAAGTTATCTGGAGAAGCTGTTGCTGTGGAACCGGAAATTACTACTGGCAGTGAACAAAATGCCGCGCTTTCCAGCTCCAATATGAAAAATCTGAGTACCTTAGTTAATTGGTTGGGTATGAATGGTATCAAAGTCAATGGTAAGAACGTAGTAGTCGGATGGGATGATTTGCCTAATGATCCGTCTTATGTAGCATACCAATTTGAAGGAGATCAAACTTTTAGACCTTCTAATCAATTGGTTTTTAAGGTCAATAAGGAATTACTGGCTCAATATCTCAACAGTTTACGAAGTCAATTATCCAAATTACCTAACCCAGTGATGCAAGCCCAAGTAGATGGGTTGGTTCGTGAAGCTAACGAACAATTAGGTACCGGTGTGGGTAAAGACCACCCAGAGGTGAAACAAACTCCCGATTCTAAGTCAAGTGGTAATGCTTCGCCAAATCAACCGGGACCAAGTGGTGCGCCACAAGCCGCTACTCTGCAACAACTGGCAGACATTTTACCATTACAGAGAGATGTATTGGATTTTGGAAGAGTCAGAGATTTTATTAATCACTATCGTAGTTTGGTGGGTGCAAGTACCGATCCAAATAGAGCACAACAAGCTAATGTAGCGATGGATCAGGCGGAACAGTTTATGCAAGCCGCTACTAAAAATACCTTGGGTCAAAGTATGACTACTTTTCATATGGACGGATTGTCAGCTAATGATTTGAAAGAATGGTCTACTCCTCCTGATCCGGGTCAAGCCGCTCGTACTCGTGGTAGTGCTAGGGCCTTAGCCGACTATCTAGAACAGGTAGTACGACAGGTGTATGTCATTGTTAAAGATTTATACAACTCGCACTATCAACAGCTCAGAGATCCAAGATTATCTGATTTAAATCTGGCTATTCAACAACAAGTAGGTGGTCCCAGCATCCCATTTGGGAGCTCTTTAGCTAGTTCTAACATGGATGATATTCAAACGGCTCGTGCCAGATTGCCACAAGTAGGAGCCTAATGACTAAAGGTAATGCCAGTTTTTATCTAGATACACAGCTCGTTGAAACAGTTTTAGGAGATGGTAAATTCACCAAAACTGCGCAGGCTGGAATTTTGTCTGGATTGGGGGGCATGGTTAAAGAATATTTTGGTGCTCACTTCGATCCCAACGATAAGGAGGGTAGCGTCATTAATATGTTAGCTCCCGCCGCCATTTCCTCTCTCTTCCGTGCTTTTGGTTTTGGTAAGCTGGGGTTGCTATTTGGTGTAGCTGCTAGTGCTTTACATTTGGATGTAGCGAGTATGATTCGTAGTATCTACGAGCGTCTCAAAGTATCTATTGGAAAGGGTCAGGTTACACCATCCGAAGTAGATGGCGCAGTTAATGAAGCTATCCAAGAGCATACCACTTCCCCACAAGAAAATGACCAGTCCCCCGCTTTCGATAAGAGAAATTTCGATAAAGAAATAAGAGATGCTCGCATAGTGCGTTTAGCTTTAGAGCAATATGAAACACAATTGTTTCAATTAACCAAAGAAGGCGCTCCCGCCCGTGGTTGGTTTTCTAGTGCCAAGCGTTCTGCTACTGGTAACTTGATTGGTCGTATTATCGGATGGGTTTTTAAACTTATTCTAATGTCGGCAGGTTTTATGGTAGCTGGAGACATCGCCAACAAACTATTAGGTCGTCCTAATGCTCTAGATCATACTTATCAGGCAGCCCCTTCCAGCGAAAATAGCATCACTTCACATCCCGCATCTTCTAATGTGTGGATAGAACACGTGACCAATGATCCAAATTCCATCGAGAATATGTTGCTTGGTTTTACCAGGGATATTTATCCGAATTTAGTGGGTAAAGAAGATGCTATTAAAAAATCTCCTACTTTTCAAGCCATTAAAGATCAAATTGTTTGGTATAACCATACGGCTGCGGGAGAGCCGGAGGTCTATATTCCAGCAATATATACAGATAAGAAATCTCTAGTGGATCGTTACATCAATGAGGTGACCAAAAATGCATCTTGATTACCTGCATATCCAAGCATATTCATATAATTTACCATGGTGGGATAATGAGACGTTCAGATATTTTTGAGACTTTTGTCAAGATAGCCGAAGAAAAGGGCTTGGTTTCCAAAGGTTCACCAGAATCTGTGAAGGAAACTTTAGAAAAGACTCATCGTGCCGATTCTTTAAGTATTGAGGATATTGCTCATTTGTATAACACCAAACCTGGTGCTCCCAAGGAGATGGAATATAAGAAAAATATCGTGGAAATTGCTCATCCTGAGCCTCAAGTGCTGTTTAATTCCTATGATAAGCTCAATGCTTTAGTGGAAAATATTCAAGAGCGTCAGAACATTCTTCTACATATCGTCAACAAAAATTCTCCCGATGGACAGTTGACCAATCGTAAATATGCCAAACGCGACTTCATTCTTTCTTTGGTGAGAGTGGGCAACGATATGGATAATCGTGGTCAGTCTGATCTAGTGACTTTAGCTGATGCTTGTTTGTATCAAGCTACAGCTAAATCTCTAAAGAAAAACGCTCAATTACAGCTAATTATTCCACTTATCGCTGCCGCGATGGGAGGATTATATGCTAAACAGCATCTTCGTTTTCATAGCGATGGTTTTGAAAGAGATTATCAGAAGGCGGTGGCTGAATTAGACGATTTGCTCAATTCTAATAGTAATTTTGGGGTAGGATACGAATATAAACCAGAATTTATTACTCGAGTCAATGATATCAAGAATAAGTTAAACGATTTAAACACTTCCGTTCAATCCGTTTTACCGGAGTTAGATAAATTGGAAGCGCCACATACCGGATCTGAATTGGTCACCATTGCTAAACAACCAGACACCCATGAAGCCCTACATGCTCTGCAAGAGTTTAAGAAAGTAGTAGGAGAAGTATATCCATATTTACGTCAAGTAGTGGCTGACTTTAGCAATGAAGGCTATAAACAACGCCAAATTCAAGATAAGGGATGGTTAACTGGCGTGGTAGATAGCACCGAGGTATTGCACGGTGGCAAAGGGTTAATTGCGGATGATTTTGATGATGTAGCTCATGCCTTACAAACTATCTTCTATGATGTGGCAAATATTCAGAAATCTTTATCTGGTGCTGATAATGCTGCTGCTCTAGCTCAACAACAATTACAATCCGCCCAAGCTAGTATGCCGGGTGAAGAAGCTTCTCAAGAACCAGAATCTGCCTCAGTACCTCTTCCAACTGCCCACGAAATGGGTGGTAGAACTTCCACAGTTCCTGCTAATCCGGTGGAACAAGATCAGGCTTCCCAGTTGGAAAAAGAACTCTCCGACTTCTCTTGGGAAGATTTAAAGGGCTAATCGAATTATTTTGACCAAATCTGGGAATAATACTATATCCCTGATGTAAGTCAAAGGTGTAAGTATATGCCGATTGCAAAAATCGAGCATTCAAGATTAAATAGGAAAATAAAATGTCTCTAAAACTTTTACAACCAGGCATTCAGCCTTTGGGTCAATTTGATGGTCTCGACTCTGACGTATTAACGTTGAAGGGTGGAGAAGTTGTTTCTTTTGCTTCTACCCAAACCTCTGGTCAACCAGGTGTTACTACTGCGAGTTTGGATAAAGCGGCTTATGATTCATTCGACGGATACGTCAATGGTGGCAGCAACGTCTTTTATCGTCCAGTGGTAACTAGACTGTGGAATGGTACTAACCTTCCTGCTGACGGTTATACTGCTGTAACAGCTAGTGCTCCAGTGGGCGCTGCAACCGGTCGTCCTTTGATGCTCGCTGACGATGGTATTACTGGTTACGGTACTCTCTTCGGTACTGTAGTTGGTGGTACTGTTGGTCAAGTTTCCTACGGTCCAAACAGCGTTGTTGCTTCTGCTAACTTGCTCGGACCTCACACCGCTACCGGTTCTGGTAAAGTAACTTGCTGGGATAAGCCAGGTCTCTACGCCGTCTCCTTGGACGCTGTCGATACTACCGCTTCTACTGGTTTAGTTCCAACTAACGTTACAACTGCTACCGTCGGCGTTGCCCTTGGATTCACTTCCTTGGGACTCTTGACTCCAAGCGGTTCTGCTCAAGACATTACTCACGGTCTAGTGAGCGTGGGTCACTTCGTTGAGTTCAACACCAACGGTTCTTTGGTTACTACTCCTAACTTCCTAGTTGCCGCTCTCAATAGCCCATCTGGTAACGTTAGCTCGCTTGGTCCAAGATCCTTCGCCTTTGCTACTATTTACTTTGCTCCAAAGAGCTAATCTGACTAGTCAGTTTAGTTGAAATCTTAAAACAACCAGCTCATTCGAGCTGGTTGTTTTGTTTTTTATGCATTTAAAATTCAAAATATGGTAATATTGAGTTATTCTTGTTGATACGCAATTTGCGTATGCTGGTTTTTCCGGCAAACATTTCCAATAAAAACGTGGAGAACACATGAATATGTTCAATAACCAAGGCGCAGTAAACGCCTCATCCCTTAAGGATGCACTACAGACTCTCGTCAAGTATGCTGCTATTCTCGAAGAGAACACCCCAGCAAATCAAGGCTTGGCAGGTCAACCATCTTTGTCTGATGACAAGCGTGATGAGTTGATTTCTCGTGCCATTATGACCCAAGACGGTAAAATTGCTCTAGCTCAGGCTATGGCAAACCCAATCCGTAGAAACCTAGATTATCATGGTATCGCTCGTCGTGCCTTGGTGGTCGATCCATTGCCACAAGGTGCTATGCCAACTTACGATAGAGATATCGATGTTGCCGCTGTAGTTATCTCCAGCAACGGTACTGGTCCAGAATCCAGAGTATTCGGTGACAGAGTAGTTGTCCCTGAATTCGAAGTTTACGCAAATCCAACCGTTAGAATCGCCGAAGTCAAGCGTCGTAGATTCAACGTTATCGATAGAGCAGTCCAGAAGGCTCGTCAAGAAATCATGGCTCAAGAAGACGCAAACGTTTTCGCAGCTTTGGATGCAGCCGCTTCTGTGGAAAATACTCTAACCGACATCGCTGATGCCGGTCTTCTCAAGAGAGACTTGGTTGAAATCAAGCAACAAGTTGATCGTTGGGACTTAGTTACTACCAAGTACTTCATGAACATCAATGAGTTCACTGACATCCTCAAGTGGGGTTCTGGTGGTGGACAAGGCGTTGGTGGTGGAGACTTCGATCCAGTAACCATGCGTGAAGTTCTACAAACTGGTCTTTACGCTCATATTTGGGGTACTGACATTATGGTAAGCAAGATTGTTCCTCCTGGAACGATATACGGCGTAGCAGATCCTGAATTCGTCGGAGTCATGCCAATTCGTCAAGACATTGAAGTCTTGCCAGCAGACGAACCAAAGCAATTGAAGCTTGGATGGGTCGTCAGTGAAATAATTGGTATAGCGATAGTTAACCCACGTAGTGTTGCGGCCGGTAGGAAATCGGTT